TTCAAAATACTGAAAAATAAATTTTGAATTATCCAACAAATATTTTTTTTTCTGAGCTTTGAGAAAACGTATTTGTGTATTTATATCTTTTATTTTATCCTTAGTATCCATTATTTTTTCTATTTGTGAATCATCTAACGTTGATAAAAGGGTTTTCAAAGACAATCTCTCATCCTGAAGAATCGGTATGGTTTCTATTTCAGATTCATGAAACTGGTTTAATAATTCTGTGTGTTTTTCATCGATAGTATTATTTTGTGAAAATAGTTTTGAGGTAGTTTTTTTTGATAATGCATTATTCATTATGTTTTTAAAATATACTTGTTTAGTTAATGTTTTTTTTATATGTTTTTGATTGGAAAGGATTAAATCTCTTTTTATAGATATTATAATTATCAATCAAAAGGATATGGCTCTAACACACATTTTGGCCATTTGGCTACAAAACGGCGAATAGACCTTACAAAAACGATATTCGTAAACATTTTTAAAAGACAATATTAGTAATTTACATATAAATGTCCGGTTTGTCGAGTGCTGAATTAAGTTTATCTAATCCAATTTTAACAAATCAAGTAAAAATAGATAAGCCAAAACTTCAAAAAATGATATTTATAATGAATGCACTGGAAAAGGGTTGGTCAGTTAAGAAATCTGGCGAATCTTATATTTTTATAAAAAAACATGAAAACCGCAAAGAAATATTTATGGAAAGTTATTTAGAAAAATTTATATTATCCAATATTGAGTGAGAGTAGATAGCGTGTGAAACCATAAAGCAATAAAAATACAAATATGTATATATTTTTCAAGTCTTTTACTAGTAAAATATATTTTTTAATAAAAATACAAAATTGTATATTTATTTGTAATTTTCTATTAATTTAGCAAATCTTCAAAATTTTTTTCTTTTTCTAGTATATAAAGTCAAAATGGCTGGAGGTTTAATGCAATTAGTCGCCTATGGCGCACAAGACGTCTTCCTTACCGGAACCCCTGAAATCACTTTCTGGAAAGTATCTTACCGCAGACACACAAACTTTGCCATGGAATCAATTGAGCAAACTTTCTCTGGACAAGCCGACTTTGGTCGCCGTGTTACTTGCACCATCTCCCGTAACGGAGACCTTGCATACAGAACTTATCTTCAAGTCACTCTTCCTGAAATCAATCAATCCATGAACACCACCACTGGAGCTTCTTCTGATGGTGTTTATGCCCGTTGGTTAGATTTCCCTGGTGAGCAAATCATTGCCCAGGTTGAGGTTGAAATTGGTGGCCAAAGAATTGACCGTCAATATGGTGATTGGATGCACATCTGGAACCAACTTACCATGTCATCTGAACAACTTAAGGGATATTACAAGATGGTAGGACATACTACTCAACTTACCTACATTACCGACCCTACTTTCGCTGCTGTCTCTGGACCTTGTGCTGCTGCCGGCGGACCTGCTCAAGTTTGTGCTCCTCGTAATGCTCTTCCTGAGACCACCCTTTACGTTCCTCTTCTTTTCTGGTTTTGCCGTAACCCTGGACTTGCTCTTCCTTTAATTGCTCTTCAATACCACGAAGTCAAGATTAACATTGATTTCCGTCCTATTGGTGAGTGCTTATGGGCTGTCAAGACCCTTGGTATCAGCACTGCCAACCCTGTCAACACTGTTGTCTCTGTAGCTCAAGCTTACCAACAATCTCTTGTTGCTGCTTCCCTTTATGTTGACTACATTTTCCTTGACACTGATGAGCGCAGAAAGATGGCACAAAACCCTCATGAATACCTCATTGAGCAAGTGCAATTCACCGGTGATGAATCTGTAGGTTCTTCTTCTAACAAGATTAAGTTGAACTTCAACCATCCTTGCAAAGAGCTCATCTGGGTTGTTCAACCTGATGCCAACGTTGATTACTGTGCTTCCCTTCAAGACGGTTCTACTCTTTTCAAGACTCTTGGTGCTCAGCCATTCAACTACACTGATGCCATCGATGCTCTTCCTCCTGCTATCCATGCTTTCGGAGGTCCTGCTGAGACATCTGGTGCAAGCGCCTTCATCAACGCTTCTGGTCTTTTCCAAATGGCCGGAGCTGTTGACCAAACTCCTTCTGGTAACTTCAACATGGCTGGTGTTCAAGGTGAATGGGCTTCCACCAACGCCTTTGTTCCTTTCACTCCTCAATCTGGAGCTGGAGCACCTACCGGTTCTGCTGTCTCTGATGCTGGAACATTTGTTCTTGGAGAAACTGCTCTTGACCTTCACTGCTGGGGTGAGAATCCTTGCGTTACTGCCAAATTACAGCTTAACGGCCAAGACCGTTTCTCTGAACGTGAAGGTTCTTACTTCGACGTTGTTCAACCTTTCCAACACCACACCCGTGCCCCTGACACTGGTATCAACGTCTACTCTTTTGCTTTGAGACCTGAGGAACACCAACCTTCAGGCAGCTGCAACTTCTCCAGAATTGATAATGCTGTTCTTCAGCTTGTCCTTTCTGCCGGAACTGTTTCTGGAACTGCCACTGCCAAGGTTCGTGTCTACGCTGTTAACTACAACGTCCTTCGTGTCATGAGTGGTATGGCTGGAGTCGCATACAGTAATTAAATAAAATATACTGTACAACGAATCTCAAAAATAATAATTGATTTTTATATTTATATATAAATCAATTTCAGATATGAAAATTACTTTACTTTTTCTACTCTCATATCTGGTGTAATATAATAAATATTTAATGGAATATTCAAATCCTTCAACTTTTTTACAATTTTATCACACGAAATAATGGTTGTAATAATAATATTATCATTGCTTTTTACCTTGTTCTTGAATAACTCAAAATTAATAATTTCTTTGTTATCAATAACTCTATTCAGATAACATTTGTTATCATCTATTATGTTTATAATTTTTGACTCCTTTAATTTTTTTAGTATCTTGAATAGAAATTGACCACAGCCATAAATATATAGGTTCTCAAATGCATCTATTTCTAATGAATCAAATAACGACAATCCACTTTTCAAATACTTGTCAAAAGAATGGTTATTATATGTTTTTTTGAATATTCCTCTTATTACATAATATTTTTTACCATTGATAAAGAAAAAATCGTCTTGAATAGTTGATGCAACAAAATTATGTTTTATTAAAAGTTTGTTCAATGCGTATTTGCTGAAAAAATTTATATGTTCTATGTTTATTTCCTGTAATGGACCATTAACAATAAAATCTTCATAATATTCCATATTTGGAACTTCTATGTACAAATAACCATCATTATTCAAAATATTATTTATATTTTTAATAAAGTCGTCCAAATCATAAATATGTTCGAGAACATGAGAAATAGTTACACAATCATATTTTTTTGTTACGTTCTCCATATTCACATCGTATATATCGACATTTTCATAATGACTTTTCAAATTATTAAATAATTCTTTATTACCACAACCATAATCAATTAATTAATGGACATCCATATTACTTATATTTTTTTTTATAAAATCAAAACATCTGATATCTTTATCTTCACTAATTACATAATCCTTGTAATTGTTGAAATCTCTGTAATAGTTATTATAGTCGATTTGTGAATTACCGCTATCACTAAAAAAAAAATAACAATCTTTACAATGGTACACAGTCAACAATGAATTTAGTTTGATATCCGTTGGTAAATCAAGTTCAATGCTACAAATACTATTATCTGTTATGTGAGAATTACAAATATAACACTGTCTCATAATTGTATAGTCATTATAATTGATAATTTTTATATTGAAATATTTTGTTCTATTTTATAAGATAATTCATAATTATAGAGATAATTATGAATTTATTTTTTGTATCTACGTTTAGATTTATTATTTGAATTTCGTTTCACGCGCTTCTTTGATTTACCTCCACCTTTAGGAAGTAGCTTTTGCGAAGTTGATTTTACAAGTCCCGTATATATAGAAACAAATCTATATCCTTCATTTTCAATAAAAATTGGGATTCTTTCTCCTTTTGTGTTTTCTGGATTTTCTTTTAAGGCAGGATTTACATCATCATAATTTACTGTTGTAAAATATCCATTTTTTTTTAAAAAAACATCAGGACCACTAGTTTGTTCTTTAACATTATTATAAAAACCAACGAATATAGCTTTATCAAAATCATGAACCATACTATCTGTAGGAAGAGGTTTTGGTTTCAATAAACTAATTAAGTTATAATCAAGTTTATGATTATCTAATGAATTTTGTTGGTCTGTTGTTATATTTACAGATTTAAATTTTTCTTCTTCTGCTTTAAATTCTTGTTGTTTAGCCTCAAATTCTTTTTGTTTAGTCTCAAATTCATTTTGTTTATCCTTAAATTCTTTTTGTTTAGCCTCAAATTCATCTTTTGCAGTTTTGTAATGACTAAAATCCAACGATGTACGACCTGAAAATTGCAAGTTGCCTTCAACAACTGTTTGGTCCGTTTGGTCTTTTCGTTCTTGCAATTTTTCTAAATTTTCTTCTGGAATTGAATTTCCTTCTTGATTTGGAGATTCCATTATACGATATATAAATATAAAAAATATATCAAATAAATCATTGTCAAATATTTTTACTACTTTATGTTGCCTTTTTTACAAACGTAAGTAAGATAAGTATCGTCTATGGCAAAATTCCGCTTTCGCGTCACCAATTGTGTCTAGAAAGTTATCCATCGAATCAAAACTAACAAATCGAAGTTTTATTTGTTCATTCTTATCCTCACCATAAACTCTTTCTTTTATAGAATCAAACTCCTCTTCATCGATAGTTGTTTCCCATAGATAACCCGTAATTCCTTCATCCAATAACCCAATAGATACGTTTACTTTAGAACCCAACTGAACTAATTCGTTTTGTTTTGGTGTAAATCCAGTTTCTTCTTTAATTTCTTTGAAAACGGGTCCAAGGATTTCTGAGTCATCCACTTTATCATCAAGCATTCCGGCTGGTAATTCGATTTTGAAGCCATGACCAGCTACCCGAATTTGTTCTACGAATAAAACATATTTCAATCCAGTTGTTCGCATTTTTACCACAATATACACACAAATAGAATCGCCGCGAATTAATACTATATTGGAAGCAATGGGTTCATTTGTAACTTTGTTTACACATGAAACAGTACATTTTACAAAACCGAGGCGCTCTGGGAGAGGTGGTCCAAAGAAATCTACATCTGTTACTGTAATACTTGTTACACCCAGTTCATCTTTCTCAAATAACCGGTCTATCCACTTTTTTACCTTTGGCGATTTACTAATTGCTTCTAACTTGTCTTCCAAATGGATATACTTAGCTATAAAAGGAATACCTCTGTACTCTGTATCAGAAATGGATGTCATTTTATCAAAATAGGTTGTTGCTTTTGTTAATTATAATAAAAAATATATACAAATCAATTTTTTTATAAATTGAACAATTATTATAATCTATATCAAGGTCTCGTAGAAATAATAAGTTCCTTTGCTTTTGTATCAGGATTTTTACTATGAATAGACCGTTTACACAAAATACCTTCCACAATGTATTTTTCGGTAGAGAAATACTCCCTTACCAAAGGAACATCTGAATTACTCATCATCCAACAAATACCCTTACCAGTAATTGAATGACACAACTTGAACAACTCTTTGTGTTTCTCACTATCAAATCCATTTTCTGTATAACCGACAAAAGATGTTTCCTTTTCAGGTGCATAAGGAGGGTCCATATAAATAAAATCACCAGGAATGACTCTTTCAATTGATTTGGTAAAGTCACAAAACTCAAAATGGACACCTTGTATCAAATCGTGAACCTCTTCCAAATGTTTGCGATTTATAATCTCCGGATTTTTGTTATTACCAAACGGTACATTAAACCCATTGGGTCCAATGCGAAATACACCTCGAAAACACGTTTTGTTCATGAATATAAACATTGCCGAACCCAGTGTCGAGATTCTTTCATCATGACTTAAATTATTATAACGAGTACGAGTCCAATAATAGTAATTTTCTTTGCTCTGTTTGGCCTCTGCTAAATTGATTGGTTTTCTATTTACTATTTGACCAGTTGAGTCATTGTATTCAGTAATCAGTAGTTGTAAATAATTATACAAGTCAATATAATTAGATTGTATATTCTTATAAACATATATAAGAGCCTCATTTGCATCGTATGCGTAGACTCCCCCTGATAATTCAATAGAACCTCTTTTTACTTCAGTTAAAAGTCCCAGAAGAACACTACCGCCTCCAAGAAATGGTTCATGATAATTATTCATTTTACGTGGAAAACGCTCTAATATATATTCAAGAATCTGAGTTTTACCTCCTACCCACTTTATAATTGGTTTTGTAAAAGGTGTTGTCATTAGATATTCTAGTATTATATTATATTTTTACTAAGAATATTATATTCTCTTAATCAATTTTTTATTTTTTAGAGTTATAGCTTGAAAAAAATATATTAGTGATTAAAAAGAGTTTAAATATGAATTATAGAAACTTCCTATAATGTCTGCTTATACATCAAATCATACTAATACACAAAACGAACTTCTTATGAAAAACCTAATGGATTTTTACAAAGAATCTGATAATTTACATAAGATGTTACGAGTTATTAATGGTGAATCTAGAATTTCATTAAGAATTGTAGATTGGTTTGTTACTAATTTTGCAAAAAAAAATTATACTGTCTATGAATTACCTGCTACATTGAGCGAAACTGGTCGCAACAACGACCCCATTCGGTTCAAAGTATATAACGACTATAAACTTAAATTGAAAGCTTATAGCAAAAAACGGTTTGACCCTTTTTGTAGATGGGACCGAATAACAATACCCTATAACGAAAAAAAATATATGGAAACTACCATTGGTCAACTCAATTTTTTCAAATGGGCAATCGAAAATAATATTATTGAATTTATTGAGAACCATTATGATGCTATTGAATCTGATATGAATTCAAGAAACAGTACATCGAAACGTAAGAATCATTTGAAAAATAATCATTTTACTAATAATGATTTGAAAGAAGCAGATTTAGTCAATGATAATAATACAGATAGTCTTGTTATTGCTGGTGGCGAGAGTGGTAAAACACGAAAAAAACGTGAAGAGCTATCCGTATCTGCATGTAAATGCATTAAAAAAGAGACAGTTAAAATTATAGTTAAATTCAATTAGAAAGATGCAAAGGATTCGAAGTAATGTCTACCTGTAGGGTTGCTAATATTATTTCTAGAAATAAATATATTTATCCCGTAAAAGAGATTAATATCTTCCATTATTGTATAACTATACTATAATAATGGAAACTGTAAATGAAATGTATGGTGGAGCAAAACCTATCAATACAAGTAGCAAAACTAGTAGATTTGAATTAGTTTGTAATATGATTCAGACTGCTACAAGGATAGAGTGTGTATCTTATAGTTCATTGAAAGGTTTTGTATTTTCTGTAGAAGGCGAGCCACAATTCGTAAGTCTTACGCCACAACTTTTTTCTGATAAAAAAAGAAATTTGAAACTTGGAAAAATAATTTTGAAGTTTACTATATTGGAAAAAGGCAATAAAAATTATAAATTACCTGAATTTGAAATGGATTTTAAAGAAGTAGAGGATGACGAAAAGGATAAAAAAAATAAAATAAATAAAGAAACAGATTTGGAAACAGTATTTTATAACGAATCATTTACACAATTAGATATATTTACAAGATCTTTCCAAATAGGAGCATTATCTATTTGTCCATCTATACTTACTCGTAGTGTTTTAGAAAATAATGAAGCCAATATATTCTTAGATTTTATTGAAAGTAAACTTGGTATTTCAGATAATGTTATTGAAAAAAACGTTATTAATTACATGAAACTACATGTACAAAAATATTCTCTAGGTATCATTGCAATGGAATATGCTGAAAAATTTGTTTTATTGAATGATTTTTACAAATCTTATTTTGGCAGTGATGTTTCTGTAAAAAATAATAATATAATTGCAAGTGTAAAGGGTTCTCCCGAAGAAATTTTTTTAACCGGTGTCGATAATATTATTTTGTCTCATCGAATTGCACTAGTATTATCAAATATGCTTCTTTTACTATTTGAATTTTTTTACCTACATTATGATTTACATTTAAATAATGTTTTTGTTTTGAATCATGGAGAAAGTTCTTCGTGTGACAATTTTCTTGATTTGTTATCTCCGAATGTTGAAAGATTAATTTTGATGTCATGCTCTAGAATGATAGACTTTGGACGAGTATATAAAATAGAAACAAATAAACCGGAAACAGAAGAATCTGAAAGAAAGAAATTGATTGTTTCAAATGAACAGGGTGAAATCATTGAACAGAAAGAGAAAGAAGTCTTTTCCAAATATGATGAATTTATAAAATTGATAACAGAAGGTTCATTCGATTTCAATAAACAAGATGATTTTAATAAAGCATCAACAATGATAGAAGTTTTTTTGAGATTTATATTCGAAAAAGATGCTGAGATAAACAAGAATGGTCGTCCACAATGTTTTGGAATTTTTTACTTAGGAGGTCTAGCAGAAAAAACAAAGGATAAATATAATTTGAAATTAGGCAAATCTGTAAATAGGGATTACATTTTCTTTCTTATCATGAAATATTTTAAAACTATTAATGAAAAAATAACTTCAACCACGCGGTCAAAAGAAGAAAAGTACAAATATTTTAAAGACACAAAAGCTAATAATTTTAAACAAGTATTCGACACAGTTAAGGAGGATAAAATATTAAAAGAGGAAGGATATACAGAACATTCTTTACCGGGAATTTTCTTGAACATTGGGTTGGATATGTTAGAAAAAAAAGGGGTAACATCTGAAAAAATAAAAATAGAGAATACCAAGTTAACCATTTCTCAACCAACCGTGGATACGCCATTTTTGGAAAATATGAACAATGTAATTAAAGAATTAGGAGGAACTATAGAGTTTACTATTTGAAATAATTTCTAATAATATCTTATAAAAATGTCTGTCAATACAGGTGAACCGATTGATACTGTAAATGAAAACACTGATACTAATGATGTTACGTTTACAATTGAAGGAAAAGGAAAAAAAGGGGCTGATAGTTCTCTTACAGATATAACATTTACTAAAATAAAAATTGGCAACAAAGAATCAGAAGAAATTAGTGGTGATGCAGGACCTGAACATGAAATTGCAAAAAATGCTTTGACAAAACTTTTAACAACCTCCGGTGGAAAAGTGGATAGTCCAAAAATAGAGGAAATTGATGGTGGAAGTTCACATAGAAGAAAAAGCTATAAAAAAGAAAAAAAAATAAAAGGAGGTAAAAGGAAATCGATGCGTCGTCATAAGTATGTTTAGCACAACCGATATAGAATATACAAAAATATAAAATATATATTTCACCAACAAATACATATTATTTGGTGAAAGGATAAAAATTCAATGTATGAATAGTGTATATAATGTTAAAAAAAAACTTACTAAAAGGAATGAAAACACATAGATATGGAATAAATCCTTTGAAAGGACCAAAAATGACCTTTCCGTCTCATGTATTAAGAACTTATCAAAAAATTAAAGAGCCAGACGTTAAAATTGACAGTTTTCCAACACCGGATTCAGAAGTAGAAGTAATAGATGAAGGTTTGGAATTATCAACTGATAGTGATATTTATGCATTCTATAATTTAGATAATTCAAGAAAAGAGGATTTAACATTTGAAACCGTATTAACTAATTTACAAAGAGCAAATGGTGAATTAAAACTTGAACCTTTTAGTAGCGAAATCACTACATCTATTAGAGATAGTAAACATTCTGAAACGCCTCTTTCTTATTATACGGCAAATAGTGTAATTGATGGTTCAGAAAGAAGTGAAGAATCTGAAAAAGACCCTCATTTGAAAGCTGCACAAGATGTATTTACCAGTTCTGCAATATTTGATAGTACCAAATCAATACCGACTATAAAAACCGAGTTCTCAATAACGCCAGAACTATCAAACGAAATATCCATTTTAGAATCTATTCCATCTGAAAGGATAATTCGTATGAGTAAAAATTCAGAAGAAAGCCCACCAGAAAAAACTATTGATGATGAAATTTTTACTCAATCAGTTGCCGAGGATATTCCGAAACCTACAATTAAAACCCTTAATTCTGAAAGTTTTATTGTTGAAACATTAGGTAAATCTGTTACGCCACCGCCAATCTCTCCTACATACAAACCAAATGTAAAAGCATTATTTGAATTAGCTGCAAATACACGAGGAAGCGAGCCGGGGGATATTACAGATGAAAACAAACAATATATTGATGCTCAAAGAAGCGATGGGATGACGGCATTAGCACTAGCCGCTTATCATGGAAATATGGTTGTTTTGAATAAAATGTTGAATACTGACCAAGGATTACATGCTTTACGAATTCCAGACCAAGATGGGTATATTCCATTGCATTGGGCAGCTCAAATGGGAAAAATAGAAGCAGTGGAAGCAATTATTGCTAAGGTAAACGAAAAAAAAATAGACGGTGTATTAAATGCGGTAACGAATTATGGCGAAACAGCAGCAACACTCGCATGGAAAGAAGCTATGAATCAAAAAGCTATAATTTCAAAAGGGTCAAAAGACGATAGTGCAAAAGAAAAAATACAACAACAAATAGAAGAACAAAAAAACATATTAAAATTAGTATTTGATGCAACAGTTCCGAAGAGTAATTCAGAACCGGTACTCGACGCCGTCAACGAAGAAGAAAAATCCCCTGAAAGTCTTTCATCTTCAACCTCTGATAACTTATTGACACCTTCTATTCCATCAACAATTGCATCGCGCGAGGCTTCAGACCCAGGAACAATTATTAGTTTAAATGTTACACCTCTTCATTTATCTGTTTCATTAGAAGCTATGTCATCTTTAACAATGACTAGTAATTCAGAAAAACAAGATTCAATCACAGAACCCGCCTCAAATAAAGATATAACATCTACACCTCCTGAATTAGTTGACGACTTTCCTATAACAATGGATTTGATAAAATCCAATCCATCTCTTATTTCATTTGCAGATATATATGGCGTTACACCACTTCATATTATTTCTGAAAAACTATTTTCAAATTTTGAAGTAAACAGTCGGATGTTGAAATACATGGTAGATAAATATACAGATATTATTACACAATCTGAATCAACAGAAGGAGAAAGTGAAGGAGTACAAGAAGTAGATAAGTCGCTTAAACTAGACCGTGATTCACACGGAAATAGTATATTAGATAATATTTTACTCAGCTTTTTTTCTAGTTTGACAGAAAGCAAATCCCACACTTTACAACCTGTGAGTCCACAAAGTGAATCCCAGACTTTATCTACTGAGAGCTCAGAAAGTATTCCCCCGGCTGTAGTTCCTACATTGATTCCTCTAGCGCCTGATTTTATCAAAGAAAAATTAAAACAACTTCAAGACGCATTGAAAAGCGTATTAACAAAAACATATAAATATGAAGATGATAAAGATGTGACAATAACTATGAGAACACCTATTACACATATTTTGAATACACCGTCTCCACGTCTACCACTAGGTGAAGAATTCAAAACATTATTTTCTGAATTAATGAAAAAACCCGAAAGCACTAGTGAACGCACAACCACAAACACAAGCAATAGCGCTACAGATGACTCCAAAGAAGATACTACAAGCGATGGTACTGTAGATTCAGAACTTGGCGATACTGGAAAAGAAATTTATAAAAATATTCTAGAATTACTTGAAGAAAGTGATAAAATGTCAACTGAAAGTTATGAAACATCAAATGAAAGTGATGAAATGTCAAATGAAAGTGATGAAATGTCAAATGAAATAGAACCTCCTGTTGTTCCAGTGATTTCTGCTGAGCAACAAGACATTGTTAAAGAGAAAATTGAATACAACTATTTATTTTTGAATGGTATTTTTTCTGAAGGTGAAAAAAAAGGAGAACTTGACTATAAAATTTTGGTAAAAGAAGTTGAAGTTATTGATTCTTTTATTATTGGAGACGCCGTCTACTTACTTGAGTTATTGAAACCGAAAACAGAAGGTGTAAAAAAATATTATATATTGAATTTTGATTCTAATTTTAATGATATGCAAAACGAATCATATATAAAAGGTTATATTGATTTATTCAAAAAAATAAAAAAAGATGGTGTAGATTATTCAAAGTATAATTTTTCTTTACTAATTGGCGCAGATAAAGCGAAAGAGTTTGATGATAACAGTAGGTTATTTTATATGATTATGTATACAACCGAAGACAGTGGATTCGTAAAGGAAGTTGAAGTCGAACCCTTAACAGAATCACCAACTAGTGAAAAATCTATTAAATTGAATGATGAAACAATATTGTCTCTAGTTGAAGGATTATTTTCTGGAAAGCTTTCGTCGAGCGTTATTGAAAGTAGTATCGATGTTCCTGAGGGTTCTTTGAAAACTGGTGGTCATAGTATAGAAGAGCTACAAAAACAAGTTTCTGAAATTATTAGAGTAAAAGGAATGTCAAACGTTAAAGAAGAACCCAAACTAAAAACCATTGAAGATTATGAAGAAATAAATGCAGTAGGAGATGGTTCTTGTTTAATACATAGTATATTATTAGCACTATCTGATGATTATAGAAATTTATCACGATTGAATAAAGGAATTGTTGGTAGATGGTTCAGACAAAATAATCTTAAAACAATTTATGAAAATGAAAAATACTTTGGTGAACCAGACAAAAAAGGAAAACAGGGTAATTTAATTAATACGGAAGAAATTCAAGTCAGATTGTTTAGCAATAGATTTTTGGAAAATGAAGATATCAAATTAATTTCTAAAATATATAACATAAATATTGTTGTCTATGCAAATTATGAGACTGCATTCAAAATTGGGGATAAAGATAATAAATACAATGTTAATTACATTGAAGTATTTACACCAACACAAAATTTGGTAGAAAAATTTACAGAAAATGATAACGGATTAAAGACTATAATTATAAAAAACAACGGATTGTATCATTTCAATACAATAAGGAGAAAAGAGGGGGTATATGTTTTTAATAGTCTCCAAGATATACAAGATTTTTTTACTGCAATCGATTTAAGAACCCAAAACAATCCTACAGAAAATATCAAAAAGGCTAATAAAAAAATTGGAGATGAAATAGAATACGAAGGAGAAAAATATATTATAACAGATATTATAGTTCTTGGTGATGATATTTCGTATGGTATTTATAAAAGCGTTGATTACTATGTTTATCTTGAAAACCTTAGTAAAGTTGAAAATAAAGATGATGATATAGAAGGTCTTAAAAAAAAGTTTTCAAATGAAATAAAATATATTGATGCCAAGATGTTAAAATGAAAATAAGGATAAACAATTTTTATAAACAAAATTTCGATGAATAATTATAATCATTCATCGAAAGAATGTGGACTTACACATCGACCTTAGTCATATTCAAAATAAAATCCGTAATCTCGGAAATCCATTTGTTTCCACAGTCAGACAAATCCCCATCCACATAGGTGGCATTTTCATTTGTTTTAATCTTTAAAACGGGTGAATTTCCCAAATCCTCACCATGAATAAGCCATTTTTCGTGATAATCACGGCATTTTTTTAAATATTCCAAGGGAATTCCACTTTCTCCTTCGCGCGCACGTTTCATAATTCGCCGTTCGCAAATATCAGGGTCTGCATCAATGTAAACAATACCTGAAAGGCAGAAGGACCTACCATACATATTCTGTGAGTATTCTTTGAAAAACTTGTCATATATTTGAAAATCAATGTTTTTTATCTTACCTTCGTCGCGTAACATTTTTGCAAATATATTTCGGTCAGCATCTAAAGACCTTTCACAAATAATAACTTTTGCCATAGGATTGTTTTGAATAACGTTTCGTAAAAGTGCTACGCGAGTTGCATATGCCATTACTTGAAACGAAAACGAATATGTATCTGGGTCTTTATAAAATTTTACTAAAATGTTTTCCCCGTCAGAAGGATCTTTTATTTGTTCCCATATATCTACAGGTTCACGTACAAATACAATCTCTTCGGATTCTAATTTATTTTGCATTTTTTCTAGTATTGTACTCTTTCCAGCACCAATATTTCCTTCCACAGAAATAATAAGAGGGAGTTTGAATG